CATCGCGGTGCCAAGGTTTCTTCTAACCTATTGATATCATTATGATGTCGGGTTAGTCCCGTAGGCTGACCGCGGATTGTAGTACGACAAGCTGTAGCGTTCATAACCCTTGACCAAGAGGTTATCGGTACTGAACTCCACTTCCATCGACATTTCGAATGGGATACGTTCCATATACGCCAACCCCGGAACGTTGGTCAGCAGGAACCACGAATAGGCCGAGGTCAGGTAGTCGTTGACGAAATACCCTTCCTTTAGACCGCCAGTGGTTGAGCGGATGGCATTGACATCGTTGTCGCCGGTGCCGGGCCGCAGTTGGGTCTCCAATAGCCGGATGGCGACTGGCTCCAACTCCGGTGGGATCAGCAGCATCTTGGCGCGCGCATAGAGCTTCAATGCCGCCTGGTCGACAAACTGACGGCGGATCGAGATCATCGCCGACAGCAGTGTCGTCTCGGACAGATCCGCCGCGGTCGTGAAGGCATTGGCGTAGGAACCGCCGTCGATCGGGTGAACCGTCGAGAACAACGGCTGACCGTCGCCACCGACAGCTTGCTGGTAGACGAAGCCGAGATTGAAGACCGAGGCGGCGTAGATTTCCTTGGTCTGGTTGAAGCTCTCTTGCAGACCGAGGTTCGACGGGTTGAACTGGGTCTTGTAGAGGTTGTCGTCGATCGCCGGCCGGGTGATCGCATAGCCGAGCGCGATTTCCAGATGCGATTGGTTCCACGTGAAACGCTGACCGGCGCGGTTGTCGAAAACCGTGGTGGCGCCTTCATTCTTCAGTCGCGCCAAGGGCAGGTAACGGTTTTCAATCGTGCGCTCGACCGCCTGCTCCGACTTGATGTATTGGAATATCTTGTCGTATTGGCGGGGGATTTGCTGGTATTTGCCGGTGACCGCGCGCAGCCCCGGCAGCAGCATGTCGTGGATCGATGAGAGTGCGACTGGCATCGGTTACACTCCCGTCAGCTGGCGGTAGAACTCGTTGTTCCACATCACCAGAACTTTGTTGTAGGCAGTTGTCGTATCGGACCCGTTTGAGCCTGGCGGGTCAGTGACCAGCGACAGGATGCGAAACGGAAAGGCAGCGGTGGTCGCCGGGGTCGTATTGAGATCGAGATAAGCGCCCGACTGGCCGTTTAGCTGGTTGCCAGTGCCGTAGGCGTAGGTCGCATTCATCCCGACCATGGCCTGGGTAGCGGGAACTGGCGATCCGCCGCTCCACCCGGTCTGGACGACAAATGTGACATTGGGGTCGTCAACGATCGAGGCGTAGACAACCCCGTTGGTCAACTGGTCGCCACCTGGATACCAAGCGCTCCACACCAGACGGCCTTGGGAGGCCGAGATGTAGTAGCAGCCATTGAAGATGCCGACCGGCATCACCGTCGAACTGACCGACCCCGGAGTCAGGGTGTCGATGTAGCCCGACGACAGCAAGGTGACTGGGTCACCCTGGAAAATGGTGTGGGTGTTCGAATAGAGGATCTGATAGCGCGTCTGGTTCGCGGACCACGCAGCTCCGATCTGGAGCCCTGAGTCCTGAAACCCGTTCGGCGCGAAGATATTGGCCATCGGGACTTCCCGACTTGGCCCTCAACCCTCGACCGATCTGGGTTTGCGGGGGTTTGCGATCGACCCGCCGATCGCGCTCTCAATCCCGTCAGCAGCGCCCGTCGCGCTGGGGGATCGTCTCTCGGACTTCCCACAAGTCCGTTAATTGTGACTCTATAAAGTAACTACTGGCAGTGCGTCAAGGCTCTTTGAATGCACGCTCGCGTGCCAAATCCCGCTTGCACCACGCCCACAGCGCATGAGGAATGCTATCGCGATCAGCTTGCTGCGTTTCATCATGAGATAGAAAAATAATGCGGCAGCGCGCGAAGGCCCGTCGGTGTCGCTCAATAAACCGCCCTAGCCATTGCAGACGGCAATGGAGGTTTTCGGCGTGCACCATGACGATCCGACCGCGTCGGTGGCTTCCCAGCCAACCTCGCAGAGGTCGTGGAGAGAACGGGTCACCGTGTTGCGCAGACGGCGCGTAGGACTGAACTTGTGGAAGCGGGAGAATCCCTTTCAGCCGACTCTCGGCATGTCGCCGATCTGCTGTTGCGAACGCCAATTCCTCCGCGATGGCCGCATCTGTTAGACTCTGCGGTCGGCAGTAAAGGCGAACCTCTTGGCGCTGGATAAATTCATTACTGTCAGATGGCTCGTCGCCCATTGCGTCGCGGGCAACAGCAACCCAGCCGTGTTCTGCTGGATCGCGCCATGGCCAGTCACGCTCCGCGGTCGCTCGGAACCACTGATATGATGTGTCTGGCGCTTTGCTCGCGGGCGCGATATGCAGCGGATCTTGAAATTGCCTTGGCTCAGAACCATGAGGTTCTGCCTGTTCGTCTTCCAATCAAATTCTCACTCTGAGAGAAATTGGCGGCCACGGAGAACGGGGACGACGTAACGTTTTCTCCTGCCGCCGGACGGGGTTATTTAGCCCTATTGGGCAAGCGCACTCGCCGTCTAGCGCATGGTCACTCATGGCTCCGATGATAGGGGGCCGTCATCTGATATGGGGACTCCCGGCGCGTATTGCTGATTGATTTTTGAGATGCGCCGCACCGAAGGGTGATCGCGGGTCAATTGATCCGGGGCACCCCCATACATGATCTGCTCCTGGTGCAGCACCGGCTTCATCGCATCCTCGATCTGCTCCATGCGGGCCTCATCGACCAGATAGGTCGGGCGCTCATAAAGTACAGTGTCCTTGCGGCGAATTACGGTGTCGCTGCCCATGGCGTATTCCGGGTGGCGCGAGGCCGGCACCTGCTTCCAATGGTTCTCGCGGATGTCGATGATATGCTCGTTCTGCGGCTCGCCGTAAATTTTTTCGGCCTTCCACTCATAGGTGAACCCGGGCGGCGGCTTGGGCGACTCCATGATGTTGACCTGATGCCGGCGGCGCTGCAAGCGCGGACCATCGGTCGGGGTGCTGGCAAGACGCGGGTTGCTGTCGCGCGGCGAGGGGCGGAGACCGCGATCAGTAGCCCGCGCCTCAGATTGGTAGCCTGCGTCATTCATCTTGATGCCCTTTCCGCCACGGCCGGAAGTTTTTCAGCCTAACCCACTTTTCGATTAACCTTGACGATGGCTGTTTGCCAATGACTACGTCGATTGCTTGTTCGAAAATCCGCGCCGCCGCTTTCCGCTCCCACTCAGGATCGGGAATGGCGAGCCCATTACCATCGGTACCATCACCGAACCCCTCCCGCACATGGAATGTAATCGTGCGGGTGCATTTGTCGGCTTCGCATAGCACTGCGGTTTCGACTCTGTCGGATTTCATCGGTTTCTCCGGTTTGGCCCCAACTGACCCTCGCGGATCAGTTCGAGCTTGGCCTTGGCCCATTCCGCCTCGGTGATTCCGTCGCGGCGGGCCTGCTCCTTTTCCTCGCGGGTCAGGTAGACCTGCTCGGTGCCGCCGCTCGCCTGCGCGGTGTTCGGCACACTCCCCCCTGCTGGAGCGGTCACCATGCGCCGGTCATTGCGGTTGTCGCGATCCTCGGGATTGCGTCCTGCTGGCTGATTGGTCCGCTCATTGGTTTGCGCCGCAACCGGCTCTGGCCGCTGACGCAAACCAAGTTCGTAATCAACATAGTCAATATATTCCTGACTGCCGGGGTCTAGGCGCTTGATGCGCTGTGCGTACCCAGCGGCAGCGGCGACCTGCTGCTGGAAATCGGTGTCATTGAAATAGCGCTCGCGATTGGCGCGCAGCCAGTCTTGGACGCGCGGAGGTTGCCCACGGATAAAGGTTTCCTGGCGTTCGGATTCGCTCGGCTCGGAGTGAGTCTCTTGTCGCCGCTGCGCGTCAGGGGTTGCCTTGCGCGCCTCCAGTGCTCGCTTGCCAGCTTCGAGTGTTGTAATCCTCGATCCAAGCAATGCCATATTAGCCTGAATCTCGGCCAGTTTGTCGGCATCGCCATCGGTGAACGCCGTCTTGTACTGCCCTTTCAGACCGTTCATCTGATCGGTTGCCGCCGTCAGCGATGTTGAGATTGCCTCGAACTGAGCGTCATCGACCGAACGGGCAGCGGTGTCGGCACCATCCCGAGCACGGGCATCGGCATCACGCGCCCGAGCCTCGGCCGCCTCGCGGGCGCGCTGGGCATCACTAGCGCGCTGGCGCTCAGCCTTGATCTCATCTTCGCGCTTCCGATCACGCTCCTCAAGTTCGGCCAGTTGCCGCTTCATCTCCTCGACGATGCCGCTCTGATCGTCAATCGGCTCATCGACGATCTCGATCTCGCGGTTTTTCTGATCGACATCGGTATTGGGGTCAGTGACCCGAGTTTCAGACATGGGCTAGATCACCATTCCAGTGCCATAAATCGCCCGGGGTATTTGACCCGCGCCCGAATGTGCGCGTCTTGCAGAACTCGGCAATGCGCAAACCGATGAAACCCGTAGAGTTCCTGAATGCCGCGGTTCCAGCCGTCGCTGTCGCGAAACATTACCCAATCACCACGAGCCACAGTGGCGCCGCAGAACTTGGTGTGTTCGTCATCAACAAAAGCTGTCGGGCCGACCTTGAGCACCAAACCAATGCTGCTTTGCCACTTGTCTTCTTTCTGCGTCTCGGCTGAGGCTGTCAGATTCTCGCTCAATTGGGTGCGAATGTATTTGAGAATCAGAACGTCGTTGAAGAACAACTCGATGTCATCGAGGTCCCCCAATAGCCGATAGGCTTGCTCCTTGGCTTCGTTTTCCTCGGAGAACGTCACCCGATGCTCTGCGGGACGCACGCCGCTCGGCGTCACCAACGCCCGTTCAGGCATTAAAAAACTGGTATTCATTGCCGGTCCTGCTCTCTTTTAATATCTTCGGCGTGCTCGGCACCAAGCCGCAATCCCTCGATCACCCCACAAGCATACTGATAGGCGCCGAAGTCAGGGGCAATCCCATTCCCGAGATCGGAGGCTTTGTCGCGGCGATCAGTGTCAATTCGCCGAATCAACTCGTCCACAAACCACGGATTATAGCCACCGCCGATCACCTCGGCCCTCCGAGGTGGATCGGGTCAATGCGATTGGGGAAGGTCACCGCTGCCGTCTGCGGGGCAAACTGCATCGCCTGCTCGTAGCACCGGATCACATCAATCTGACCCCCGCAGCCCTCGTCATGGCGTATCGCCACCTCGACCGCCTGCTCGGCGGTCGCCCCCATTTCCATGGCCCCCAGCGCCAATTGCCAGCCTGAGCCAATGGCGTAAAACGGTGCTTCAACCTCAATAAAGACGGGTTTCTTGCCGGAGGACAGCGCAACCCGATTGCCCGATCGAATTTCGATTGCTTGGTGCTCATCAAGATCGGGGGCGTCTTTCAGGGTACCCCCTTCGGCAAGCCAGCGCGTAAATATCGCGGCGGCACCGATAGGGCCAGAAAAGCCATAGTGATTGCCCTCGGTCGAAGTGCGGAAGATTTTACTGCGGTGACCGACGCGACCGCCATAGCTGGCTGTGACAAGTCTGTCGGCACAGAGAATCCCATCCCTGAAGCACACTACCGTCACTTACTGGTCGCGGAGAATCCCATCGCGCGCCTCGTTCTGAGGGCGATGCCGCCGTGCGGTTCTGGGATCAGTCCGTCGAACCGCTATGCGCTACCGAAGCGCGGCTTTCCCAGCATTCGTGGCTGAGGTTCGCCAGTACCGATGCTAATTACGAATCAATTGCGGCATTGTCAAGCGGAGTGTCTTCACGCAGTCTTCGCCAGAAGATGTGCTCAACCATGGTCAGTTCGCTGTGCCACCCATCGCTACGGGTGACATTGCCACATTTGCACCGATGGGTAATGCGCCAGCCCTGCTCACGGTCATATTCGATATGCGGCTCGATCAGACCATCGCACTGCTGATGACCAGGAGCGGCACCGCGGCGGTCTCGACGTTTTTCCATCGCCGACAATTCGCCCGCATGACGGGCTCTCCTTTTAGTCTCCCGCCACAGCGGCAGAGCCGATCTTGCGAGCGCTTTTGGTCTTTTCGAGACGACCGAGCGCACCCTGCGCGCCGCCACGCATCTCCGGGTCAGCGCTAAACGGCGGATGCGGCTCGCCAGCTTCTTTCTCGATACTGCCGCCATCGGCTCGCCCAGCACGCCCCCCATTGCGGCGAATCCCGCCAGGTGCCATCGGCATGGGCATGCCTGGGCGCGGTGGCATTCCCGCTCCCGGCATACCACCCGGAGGAGGACCGCCCATTGGCGGCCCACCCGCCCCCATTGGGGGCATCGGCGGCCGAGGCGGTGGCGCGCCGCCAATCCCAGCCGCAGGAACCGGGATCGGCACCGGGCGCGCCGGACCTTGCCCAGGCGCGACAATGACATTGACGTGGCTGGCCTTGCCGCCACGCTTTGTGTGGCCACCATCGGCAAACCGATCGCGAGCGTAATGGTCAACATCGCGCTTCTGTTCGGCATGCATGCGGGCGGCGTCTTTCTCGCCCGACGCGTCACGTCCCTTGCCGCTGTTCGACGCCCCCTCACCACCATTGCGGTCGCGGTAGATCGAATCAACCTTGCCGCCGTCAGCGCGTCTTGCCCGATCAAGCCGATGCCTGCCTGAGTGACCCTCGGCGTGACCACCATCGCGGAGATTTAAGTGAGTGAGCGGCGATCCCTTGTGCATCGCCTTTTCGTGATCATGCACGCCTTTCGTCACGAGAATTTTATCAGCGGCTTCGTCGCCGCGACCGCCATGCGCGCGGTGGTCGCGCTGGATTTCATGAATCCGCTCGGCGTGCTGCTGCACCGCCATGTGGCGCAGATGAGAGTGGTCGTGCGAGTTGGCCATACTGGCGGCTCCCATAGACAGAGAGCCGCAGTCTACTCCGGATGGCAGGTCACCGCCAGCATGTCGGAATACATATTGACAATGCGAAACGGGAAGCGCTTTCTTACACCGTAAGAGGTGATTGCGCAGCGGCTGGTGCTGTACGGCACCGCCGCCCCAACATACTCAGGGTAAAACATGCCACGACCGTGAGCCAGACTCCATAAGTTATTGAATAGGCTGTCTTCTGTCCTAAAATACACCGCGTCGCGGTCAGAGCATGGCAGGGCCGAACAGCCCTCGACAATGTGTTCCCCAGTCGTCGAATCAATCTCTTGCGAACCCAATAAATAGACCTGCTCGTCAACCTGCGCGGTCATCGCGTATAGTGCGGCATCGTAGCCGCAGCGGATTAGCGGGATCAGCAGATACCAAACAAAGACCCCAGTCGCGAGCAACATTGCCCCCGCGCGAGGTCGCGAAAATACCAACTCGCCATCGCTGTCACGGCGGTAGACGACCCAGGCCCACAGTCGGCGATACAGTCGGGCAATAGCGAGCGCCACGCGTTTGAGCACGTGCCAGACCGGCAACCAAACATACTGCCGTAACCAAATGACCGCCTGCGTCACTTGGGCGACAAAGCGGCCCCAGAACTTTATGTCTTGGCTGACCCGAGCGGCACGCGATGCCTTGGTATTGCGGCGCCGGGCAGCAGCATCTGCTCTAGTTTCCTCTTGAAACCGCCGAATGCGATCGGCGAGATCGTCAACCACTGGCAAACTCCACGTTGAACCTGTGCTGTGCGTCGTCATAGGTCACGTTGGCACAAGTGTTCGGCGGATGGTTGCCCGCCAAAATAGCTTTGACGATTTGTGTTTCGAGGCGCGTGTTGAGCACTCCCGGCAAGCCACGGGCGCCACTCGTCGGATCGTACTGGGCTTCGCAGAATACGTGGCAAGATGCTGGGTCCAGCCGCACGGCGATTCCTTGCTCGCGGTAGGTGCTGTCGATATCAGCAATCTCCCGCTGAACGATTTTCTCCATTGCCGCGAGATCCAACTTCTGAAAACAGAGGATGTTCTGCCGCCCAGCAAACCGATTGAGAAACTCCGAGCGATAGGTATTTCCGAGTTCGACAAACGCCGCTGCTTCAGCAGTGCCTGCATCTGCATCGTGTAGGAAATGATCCTGCCCGATGTTCGTGGTCATGATTATCAGCGCATCGCCGAACAGAGCGGTGCGACCGATACCGTCAGTAAGGCGTCCGTCTCCCAGCACCTGCAGGAAAACATTGAAGACATCGGGATGGGCTTTTTCGATCTCGTCGAACAAAAACACGCGCCGAGGATTATTGCGTGCGGCGTTGGTCAGAATGCCACCAGCCTCGAAACCTTCATAACCAGGGGGTGCGCCGATCAAACGCGCAACGGCATGCTTCTCCATATATTCGGACATATCGAACCGGGTGAGCGCGCGCTCGTCGTCAAGCATGAACCACGCAAGCACCTTGGCTAGTTCGGTTTTGCCCACCCCAGACGGGCCGAGAAAAAGAAACGCC